TACAGGTTTCTTTACAGCTTTCTTTTTAGGACTTACAGCCTTCTTTACTTTACTTATTAAACCTTTAATAAACTTACCCCCTTTAGCTTTTACCATACCACCCCCCTTTCTAACAGTCAATCCTAATGCCCTAGCTTCTTCTGCTGTAGGTAAAGCTCCTCTACTACCTAATCCCATTTCTTCAGCTACCATTGATTGAGGAGAAGCAAACTTACCTGTAGTTTTAATACTACGTTTACCTTTTTTATCTACAACCATTTTAGCTTGACCAGTTTTAATTAACTCACGAATGCGTCTTTTAGAATAATTTCTAATCTTTGGATCAATCTGTTCTTTAGAAGGAAGAACATAGCTTCCTCCAGCAGTTAATTTAATACGATCAGGTTCTTCACCTTTAAGAACTACACCTTCTCTTTGTAATTTAGCTTTTCTTTCATCTACTTCAGATCTTTTTATAAGGCTTTTTCTTTGTGCTTTTTGTTTTCGAGTTAAACCTTTTGTTGAACCTTGATCTTTTGCTGTAGGAGTAGGTTTAGCTTTGCCCTTACCTAAACTTTCTAAAGAAGGATAAGTCTTTTTCTTAGTCGTTGCAGGAGCAGCAGTAGGAGTTTTTAATTCTACTTTAGCAGCTTTCCTAAATTCAGTAGGAGACATATTATTTTTATTAGCTGCTTTTGTTATAGCTGCTTTTTCAGCTTTAGATAATCTTCCTCTTTTACCTAAAGCTTTCTTAGTTAAGTCAGTTAAACCTCGTACAACACTCATAATTAAGCCTCCCCGTAAGTATCTACTTTACCAGTAGGAGCTATTTCAAAAGACTTACCTTGCGGATAAGCTTCATCTACAACGACATCGTGTGGTTTCCCAACAATAGATGGTCCTTTTCTGGCTGCACCAAATCCTTGTCCAGTAGGCTTACCAAGTATCTTGTCTAATTTTGGTGGACGTTCCAATAATGTATGTGGTCCTAATCCCATTTTAAGCTCTCCTCTTCTTCTTCCGTAATTTCTTTAATGTTTTGGCAAACCTAGCTCTTTGTCCTAATTTACCGGGAGCTTTTGCTGCCCTATTTAAAACTGACTTAGGGATAGTCTTTCCCTTCTTAATACCAAGGGATGCACGTAATGCTCCCGGTTTCTTAATAGCCTTCTTGATATTTAATTTCTTTTTCTTTCCCGGTTTCATAATCTGTTGCCTTATGCTTGATCTATTAATCATAGCCGTGATCTACTACCTGACCGCCTGTCATACGATAGGTAATTTTCCCACCTTTCTTCATATACCTCTTACGCCTAGCCTGAGACATTGTACCTGCTCTTGCCATTTCTGCTGGATATAAACCTTGTCTGGTCATTCCACCACCTTTAAGACCTAATGCTTTCTCTGCTTCTTTCATAGCTGCTTCATTCGCTTCCTTTTGAGAAACTTTTTGTACTGGTTTTCTTTTCTTTGGTTGTTTTTCTTTTATAATAGAATCAAAAGGAGTTTCCTTACCTTCCATAAATTTCTTTTTTTCTGCTCTTTTAGCTGAAGGTGTAAGATCATCCCATTCTATTTGAAGAGCTTTTTTACCACCTCTTGCTCGTACCTTTGCTCTAGCGATTTGTTGTTTTTTTCTAGCTAATTTAGCACTTTCTTTAGGAGATATACCAGAATCAATATCTGCTCCTGCCTTGCGTCCTTTTTGATATCTTGGTGCATCTGACATATCTCCTGCTCCTGCCATCTGTTTAGCACCTTTTACTATATCTCTAAAAATTTTTGACTTTGCCATTGATTTTCTCCCTAACTAGATTTTAAGATGACTGTATCAGGACCACCAGCAGGTGAGGCAGCAACTGCCATATCGTCCTGTCTAGTCCTTCTAGCCTGATTACGTAATGCTTCTACTGCTGTTTGATATTGTCCTTGCCATACTGGAAGTGTAGTCCAATCTTTCATAAACATGGTAGCTTCTACCATACATCCTGCAAAGAGAGCATCATAACAATAATTACTAAAATAATTCTGTGTAGTTACGCTTGTTCCTGTAGCGGAAGACAGAGGTAACGGTCTGGAAACTGTCTGTACTTCTCCTGTTAGAGTAGAAGCAGGAGTTGGTACTATATAAAGAGATGAATTAGTTTTTCTGGAATAGTATCTGGGTGTACCTACAGAAGCACTAACATGAGGCCAATAATCAATGGCATACTCAAATGTTCTTTGTAGTAAACTTGTCTTAAGACTAGACACACTGGTAGTGTAATTCACATTACGAATAATATGAACTCTATCATTTAAACTAACAACAGGATTATTAACACTAAGAGTTATGCTACTAAATTCATCTAGGCCAACATCATCCAGATCCTTCAGAAGTCTTAATTCTGTACGATCTACAAAGAAAGATATTGCACTGGCAAATTCGGTAGACTCATTCTCAGACGTTTGAATAACATCTGTTTTAAGATATGAGTATGCAACCATATTAGCCCAGATATAATGTAATTGTTGGAAGCATTGCTCCTGTTCCAGATGTTGCAACACTTACAATTCCGTGAACACCTACTCCCATATCTCCTATGTATTGATCGTTAGAATCTAATGCTGCTACACGATATCGAATAGCTGTTCCTTTAGCTGTCCTATTTGTAATCTGCTTCGATCCTGAAATAACAATTTCACCTGCAAGAGTTGAATAAGTATGCATGGCAAGAACTCTGGTTGTTGATGGAGTAGGACTCGAACCTGTTCCTTCATCTCCTAAACTGGTATTAGTCTCAACATAACGAAAGCCTGTAATAATTGCTCCATCACTACTTACATTTTGTGCGACTTTAATATTTGTAGTCATAGTTTCTCCTTAAGGTAGTAGGAGAGTAGTTTTAAGTACTCTCCCACAATTAGACTTACGTTCCTTGACTACCTGCCCAGCCTCGCCAATCTGAGACACCGAAACTATAACGTTCCCTTGCCTTAAATCGAAGATTGCCAGTATCAAAGTCAGGTTCCATCTTAGTCTGAAGAGGTGAACGTACAAACATTTTAGTTCCGTTTGGTACGTCAGTCTTAACAAACCAAGAAGTCGTATCAGTAAACCTTCGGTTGATATGATAGCCTTCAGGTAACATACCCAAATGACGAGTAGCATTGATTGCATTAATGTTAGGATTAGCAGCCTGACCACCACTCGCTTGAGTGTTGCCCGGACTAGATAAGATCCTATCTGCAATTGCCCATGAGTCAACAGGGATATGCAAAGAAACAGCACTTGCACCAATTAGAATACCTCGATCATCTTTGATCTTTTGTACATTGGTTAATGCGGTTTCAATAGTAGCTTCAGATATATCAGACGCAGCAATTAAGTTGCTCTGTACACCATCACCTACGGTTGGATGTGAAGCTGAGAAGAATGCAACACCATCACCAATAGTATCAGAGAAACCATTGTTGAATACGTTTGCAGCTTTTACCTGTTTCGTATTAGCCATTGCTCTGGCAAGACCTTTAGCCCGAAGTTTAGCAAAGGTATCATAAAGATTATCCTCCATTGCTTCTTCCGTAACTGCAAAGGCCAAAGCTACAGTCTCAGCAGTGTAACGTGCTGTATAGCTTTCCTGAGCATCATCATACGAGACAGACGCTCCCTCACCCTTTACCGGGGCTGACCCGAAACTGGTGAAGAGAACTTCTTCTTCAAATGCACGATCTGAGTTTTCAATTTCATAGAGTGGTTCTAACTCGTTATTAACCTCTCCGTACTCCATACCGAATATAGCGTTTAGCCCCGGTAGGAGTTCTTTACTAATACTAGCTCTATTAATAGCCATTATTCATTCCTCCCGGTTATAGTGCTGCGGCAGCGGTTGCTGTCACGAATCGATCTCGGTGTAGATTTAACCACACCTCGACTATTGGATAGGCATCTCCATCTGCTTCATCAGGAAACTTAGCCCTTCCAACAACCCGTGCAACTCCCTTTGCGGTTTCCACACCAGACGCACCATCAAGATAGTAACTTGATTGGCCTGTAACTGTACTACCTGAACTGGCAGTTGAACTTACAGTACAATTATAATTCTTTACAACTAAAAGCTCATTTGCTGATAGAGATAGAGAAGCTTGAATATAATATGTCTGATCTGGATCAGTGATTACAAAGAATTTAATATCTGTGGCACTTGTTCCACCCGGCCAATAACGACTAAATTTCTGTTCGCCATTTTCCACATATTGACAACCCATAAAAATCCCAGAGGGTTTAAGAGTTGCTACAATGTAAGGCGTAATAGTCGCTAATGCAGATCCGGGCATTACAACTGGATCACCAGTAAAAATACTATTTGAAGCTATTCCACCGGAAGTAGGTTCAATCATATCTGTTACAGGGCCACCGGCATTATAGCCGCCACCTTTAGTACGAGCAGGGACAAAACCACGAAATGCTTTTGTACTTGACATGTTTTATCTCCTTAAGTTATAGAGGAGGACTAGTCTTGAAAAGAAGGCTGTCTTCCTCTTGTTGTTACCGATTTACTTGTGTTAGAAATTGGCATACGAGAATCAGAGTTTTTCATTAGTTGTGCATTTACTGCATCCATCATATCATTACTCTTATTCCCATAGAATTTCTGTCTGGCCCTTACCTTTGCGGTTGGCTTCTTTGCCAATGCTACGTCTCCACGACAGACGGCTCCAAGATAACGACCTTCTTCCCTTACGAAGGAGGTAATTGCCATTTCAGGAACTTCATCAGGAGTTACGAAGACCCATCCCTGTTGCTGGTTCTTACCAACATTAGTGATGTCATCTACGCCTTTTACAGATATGCGAATCCAACGTAAGGACATGTCCTCTGCGTCAAATCTTGCTTGTACCGTGTCTGGTATACTGAGGGCATCTGGCTCCTCAAAGACATATTCTTCTTCGACTTCTCTTGTCTGAGCTTCCCGATTAGTATTACTACGTATTTCATTTCGTGTCATATTTGTTCCTCCACGCCTAAGTTACATTAGTATAATTGCCGTCTGCTCCATCAACTTTGAGCTTTTCGGCAGCATACTGTTCAAGTGGTATATTCCATTTCTGTGCAAGCCTAACATCTTCTCTTGATAGTTTGACTTTACTAGAACTGGATGGAGAGGAGCGTGAACTCCCCGATACTACTTGAGCAGGTTTTGACGAGCTTTCCTGCACACGTTCTGTAGTTTCCTCAGTATTCTGAGAAAACGCTTTATTAATTCTCTTATCAATTTCCTGATAAAAATCATTGTCAGTAGGATCATAGCCTTCGCTTTTAAGTTCTGCATCTATAGCTAATGCAGCAGCAGTCTTAATGTTATCCTGTCCAAACCAACTATTCTTTGAAGCCCAATCTTCGGCTCTAGGATCGTTAGCTTGTTGAGGAGGAGGTTGATACTGAGGCTGTACTGGAGCAACTGCTTCTACTTGTGCATAATTTTGTTTAGCATAAGAGACTGACTTTAGATCAGCCTGTGCCTCATTCAACATTTCCTGCGCTTTTAAAAGCTTCTCTTTTTCTCCTTCTTCAAAAGCTTCCATATAAACTGTTCTGGCAAGCTCAAGTTTATCAGTTAATTGTTTTTCAGAAGCATCAAGACTTAGCTTATTAACTTGAGTTACTTCGTTATCTTTTGTTCTGAGGCTTCCTGAGAGTGCCTCATTTTTTTGGATGAGAGCAGTAATCTGTTCATCACGTTCTTTTCTTTGCCTGATAAGTTGCCTTATTCTTTTTTCAGCACCCTTTGTTTCGATACCTTCTAACTCTGGAGCTTCTTCTTCTTTCTTTTCAGGTTCTACTTCTTCCTCTTCTATTTCAAATTCTACTTCTTTCTGCTCTTCATTCGGAACTTCTATATCGCTCCACTCTTCTTTCTTTTCCATTTCTACCTCCGTTGTCTACGAAATCAACGATTTAACGTATAACTTATTATAGCATAATATTAATCTTTTCCCAAATTCGTCTTAACCATTTCCTAAATTAAAGGTAGGATCAAGATCTTTTGGATCTCCTACTTTCATAGTAATCTGATCATCAAATAGTAAGATCATTCTAACTCCCTTATAAAAGAGTTTGGTTCCTGCATGTTTACCATAGCATACATGATCTCCTACATGACACCATGCTCCAGCAGGAAACTTATCTTTATCTAGATAAGCCAGATCACCCAGAGCTAATACCTTACCTACCGTAGTAAGATAAGACATATCATCTTTGGTTGAATCTGGAAGAATGATACCACCTTTCGTCTGGCTCTTTACAGATACTGGCCGTACCAGAATATGAAATCCCGGTAGTTCTGGTAGTACTTCTGGATCTTCTACTTCTTCTGGATCACTAATCCATAAATCGTTTTTGATGGCTTTACCCATTTGTACTTGTTGCATTTTACTCCTCATCGTCTGCGTAAGTTCGCTTTTTAATAATTTCAGTGAGATTGCCTCTGGCCCATTCCAGACCTTGTATTGATCCTACAAGTTGTCTATAGTGAGAATAATCTTCAGCAGCACCACTGGCTAATGTAGTTCTAAGTTTCTGAATTTCTTCGTTAAACTCCTGAACCACCTCATCCCAAATTTCCATTGGTTAAGTTTTTTTACCTTTTATAGGAGATGGGAATTTTAACTTATCATAATCCCATTCATTAAGATCAGCCCTAGATTCAAAAGGACCAATACAGTCAGCTTTAAAGGGATCTCCATAAGTCATTGGTTTCTCAGATTTGGTTTTATCATAAGTAATATAACCTTTTCCTTTCGTCATTTGTTTTATCTTTATTGTCATTCCTCTAACCTCCTTCTTTCTTGGATTGTTCAATTGCTAATTTAACTAAAGCTTCAAGACCTTTCATATCCAGATCTTTTTCATCTCTATTATTCTGTTCAATAATATCTTTCATAATTCGTTCTCTAACTCTTTTATCTTCAGCATCAATCTCCATCTCTTTAATTTCTTTTTTAGATTCTCTATCCTTGGAATCTTTTTCTTTCTTAAATTCGTCTGTAGCCCCTGACTTCAACATATCTATGATCTGTTCGTTTTCGTCTAGTTCAAGCTGCTTATTCTTAATCTCCATTTCAGCAGCCTGTACAACTGTATCTGATTGAAGCTTTTGTTTCTGTAATTCTACCTTAGCTTGTTCCAGAGCTACTAGTTGCTGTTCTGGTGATTGTGCCTGACCCATAGCCTGATTAGCATTCATAACCTGTTGAGCAGCTTGAGCCATTATCATTTCTATTGTATTTGGATTTTGTGCTTGTTCTGGTGGAACTTGTGTCATGAGTTGTTCAGTTACTCCATTAACCTGTTCCTGATATTTCATTACAGAATGTTCCTGAATATTAGCCTGAAGTATAGGCTGTATTCTCTGCATAATAGGATTAGCTCCATTCTTAGGATCTTGAAGGTAGGCCATCTTAACCTGAATATGAGCATCATGGTTCTGCCCCGGAAAAGCTGCTATAGGTATTCCCTTCGTAGCAGCTATAATATCCGACACAGGGTCCATAGGTTTAGGTTCTATCTTGGGAGGGAGTATTTCTTCAAGGTTAGGCATGTTGGCGGCATTGAGTATTGTTCTATTCAATGCCTCCATATTAAACATGCCGGGAGGAGACTGTTGTGCCATCTGAAGAGCCATATTAGCCATCATCATGCGGTGAGCATTGGATGGGATATTGGGATCAGAGACAGGAACTATATCTACTCTTCCATCGAAATCATTTTTAAATATACTACGGTCTTCAAAGGGAACATCATAAGGATATTCTGCTGGAAGATAATCATAATCTATCTTAGCCAGTATTC